GATGACATGTTCAACGTACTAGATGATGCCTGGTTTGATGAAGACCTGTATGACTCACTGTGTAAGACTTCCAGGTCAGAAACATATCGTTCTGTATTCAAGCGTCACTGTAGTGTTGGTGGTGACATTATTGTTGTCGGTACAAGATATTTTAAACATGACTGGTACAAAAAATTAATTGATAAAGAGTCAGAAGATGCTGACGAATTCTCGTGTTACGTCAAGAACATTTACAAGAATGGTGATGATAATTCAAGTGGTTACTTGTGGCACGAACGTTGGAGTGAACGTACAGAAAAACAACGACGTAGCTCGACAAGTACCAAAAACTTTAATGCTCAGTACCTAAACAAAATTGTTGTTGACGAGGAACAAGTCATACCTTGGTGTAAGATGTTGACAATGAACCCGGCAGCTATTATCCGTAGAGATGGGCAACTACGAGTACAGTATGAGACAGACAAAGAACGTCTTGATATTGTACCCCACATTGTAATTGACCCGGCTGCAACATCTTCTGAGAAGTCTGACTACACAGCAGTGTGGTGCGGAGGTAAAGACCGTAACGGAGACTTGTATCTACTAGACCTGTGGTGTGGTAAAGAGTCCAGTGTCAAATGGATTAAGCGAGTAATTGACATGTGCCGCAAGTGGAACATTAAACGTGTACACCTTGAGACTGTAGGCTTCGCTAAAGAGTTAAAGACAACGTTCCGACTGGTTATGCCTAATGACTACCCAATATCTGTTATAGACCATAATCCGACTGGTAGGACAGGCAAAAAGGAACGCATTGAGAACGGGCTACAACCTATGTTAGACAACGGTAAAATCTATGTAATGCCTTGGATGTCTAAACTGGACTACGTTACAGACCAGTTTGACTTCTTTCCACAGGAGACTGTAAAGGATGATGCTCCTGACGCTTTACAAATGTTGAATGAGGTTGCTAAAACCATGCGACTACAACTTACCAATGACAACGCACACCTTAATGTGAACAAACGCTTTGGAGGCATCCGCTAATGTTTGACAATAAAGAATTTGCAACGACACAGACAGAGCCTATTGTACATCCAGTAGACTCTAAGTGTATCACTGAGTTTATTACGAGTAAGTATATTGACTGGTCAGAGAAGCGACAGCCACTTGAGGAAGACTGGAAAGCTTCTTGGGCGGAATACTTTAGTAACACCAGAAGTGCTGACACAATTCGTGCAGAAGCATTCAAACAACTTGGAGATGTACAAACTGATTGGCGCAGTAAAATCCCTACTGGTAAAGCGTTTGAGCTTGTGGAAGATGCTAACTCGTACCTACAGGGTGCGTTCTTTCCTAACAAGCAGTGGTTTGACGTGTACCCTCAGAAAATGATTCAAGACCCTGATTGGCAAGAGTTACTTAAAGTCATTCAAAAATTTATTCAAATTAAACTTGACGACGCATACTTTCAAGAATGGTGGGACATGAACATCCGTCAGTGTCTTGTTACTGGAACTAGCGTTGTGTCTATGCCTTGGCGTTATGAAGCGACTCAAACTACTAAGAATGTACAGATTACAACCATCAAAGGTAAGAAGAAAGTTGTACCCAAGAAAGTACAGAAGGTTGTTAAGAATGGTCTAGACATCAGTGTCATTGACATGTTCGACTTCTTCATTGACCCGTTCGCACCGGACACACGGGACGCTACCTGTATTCGACGCTTCACTAAAACGAAAGGTGAACTCATTCGTCTAGTCGAGGAAGGAGTGTACAACCAGACAGATGCCCGGACTATCCAGAGTATTCAGAATGCTAAGAAGTCCCCTACTCAGTCATCTTCTAACAAGGCTGAAGTGGTAGCCTTCACAGGTACATCAGATGGGTTTGAGCCAGATGACATGATTGAGGTACTAGAATTCTGGGGAGACATTTGCGTAAACGGTCTTGAGTATACCGACGTGTGCGCCACTATCGTTGACGACACACTAATTGACTTTAAGACTAATCCGTTCTGGGGAGGTAAGCCCTACGTTATTACTACCTTTGTGCGTACGCATGACAGCCCTTACGGTATCGGCTTGTTATCTCCTGTACTCGGTCACTTACACCAGTTATTCGTCACACTAAACCACCGCTTAGATATCAGTGAATTGGTTATCAACCCTATGTGGAAAGTCCTTCAAGACGGTACACTGGACTTAGACAGTCTATTCTCCGCCCCAGGTAAAATCATTCCTGTGTCCGACCCGAACAACTTAGTTCCTGTACAATTTGATGTACGTAATCTGGGCATTAATGTACAAGAAGAGCAGATGCTAGAACAGCGTGTCGAGCGAGTAACGGGTATTAACGCCTACGTCGGGCAGGGTCAAGGACGTAATGCAGAACGTGTAACAGCAGAAGAAGTCAAGTCCAAGCGTGACGCCGGCGGTAACCGTCTGGGTCGTTACCATAAGCACATGGAGGAGACCGCTTTACGTGAATTACTAGAGAAGTCCTACTCATTCATTCAACAGTTTGTAGTTGAAGATGAGGTTGTACGAGTTACCGGGACAGTACCGGGCGCATTAGGTGGTAGTTTCGACTTCATTAAAGTAGGACAAGATGAGCTACAACATGACGTAGACATCATACCCGTGGGTAGTGACTGGGTAATTGACAAGGAACGTGAAATTACAGAACGCCTTGACTTTATCACCTTAACGAGCCAACATCCTATTATGTCACAAATGATTAACTGGGAGGAAGTAGTTAAAGATTTGTCACGTCGCATGGTCAAACAGGACTGGGATAAATTCATTAGCCTTAAACCACCAGCACCACAGATGCCCCAGATGCCTCCTGACATGGGGGAACCTGATAGTGCTATGCCTCCGGTAGCAGAAGCCCCGCCCGTAATGTCTGTACCTCTAGAACAACGACTTGCTGCACAAGCACCATTAGAGGGTAAAGAAGCCATTATGGACTTGGCAAGTAATCCACAAGCTTTAGCCCAATTAATGTAGGAGAAAACCATGCCACAAGAATTTACAGTTGACCCTCAAGGGAACACACAACCAGTCAATGATACTGGTGGTTATATTAATACGTCTTCTCCGATGCAGACAAACTTCCAAGCTGAAGAACAGGAACGAGGTTTCGACTCCTTACAACAAGTCGAGGAATTACAACAGAAATTAGGAGTAAACCTTAATGACCTGCAACCTCAACAACAACAACAGCCGGAAGTACAGCCGCCCCAACAACCCCAGGATGATATCTTCAACCGCTTTAACTCGGCGGAGGGGAAACGGATGCGGGACGAGTTTAAGAAGATTATGGGCATCGACCCAATGGAAGCTTTCCAGGCTGTCCAAAACACACAAGCTCAGCTCCAACAAATTGACCAGTGGCGGAAACAAGTCGTCGTTGAACGTGAAATGGACACGTTACGTCAAGAATGGGGGAATGAGTTTGACGCAACTTTTAGTGAAGTGCGTTCTCGTTATGAACAACTTCCTGACCACATGAAGTCTGCCTTAGACAACCTTGACGGTGCTCGTCTATTAGCAGCACAAATCCGTTCAGAACGAATTAATGGTGTACAATCTGGTACGTCATTACCTCGGAGTTCTGGCGTGAGTAGAACTCAAAGTATTAGAACCACTGGTGCGCCAAGTGGATTCGTAAGAACGAGTGACTATCTGAATGACCGAGTCTCTGAAGCTGACTACTTGGCAGCAGTAAGGGCAGGTCGCGTTATCCGAGATTTCTAATATTTACTTAAGGAGAAAACAAAATGGGTTACTCTAGTCCGGCTCCGCTCGGTACACAGTTTACTACTAACACCAGTAGTGTATTCATCCCTGAAATCTGGATGAAAGATTTAATTCGTCACCGTGATATTAGCTTGGTCTTAAAAGACGCAGTCTCTCCGGTGAACTTCAGTGGTGGTAAAGGTGACACCATCTACATCCCGTACGTAAGCAACTTGGGCGTTAACAACAAAGCTCAAGGCGCTCCTGTTACGTACCAAGCGTTTACTGAAAACCGTTGGACTATGACGGTTAATCGGTACAAAGAAGTAAGCTTCGCTATCGACAAGTTCCTTGAAGTGTTTGCCGACCGTGACTTACGAGCTATCTACACTGAGCGTGCCGGTTACGCTTTAGCTCGTGACATCGAGTTCGCTATCTTGGCTGAACGTGCCACTATTAACGGATACAACTCTGGCTCTCAAGTCGTTTCTAACAGCAGTTCTGGTTTGACTTACGCTGACATCTTAGCGGCTATGGAAATCATGGACAAAGATAATGTACCTCGTGAAGGTCGCCGCTTAATCATTGACCCGTCTCAACACTACAGCTTGTTAGCACAAGACGAGTTCATTTCTGCCGACTACAACACGGGTAACGCGGTATCTACTGGTGAAGTAGGACGCATCTGTGGTGTACCTGTTAAGATGACTACCTCGTTAAGCATTAACTCTACCACTGGTTACACCAATGGTGAAGGTGCTTCCGGGCAACCGACTCCTGGTATGTCTAACTCGCCTTACTACCCGACACAGTCCCCCGTATTACGGAGTGGGGCAAGTGTTACTGCTTCTGCCTTGACTGCCAACTACCACACGGCTATGCTTGTACACCCTGATTGGTGTAAACTAGCCATGAAGAAAATGCCTAGCGTTGACGCTGACTGGTCTGTTGATTACCAAGAGTGGCACGTTGTACAGACTCAAATCTATGACGTTGAGGTGTACCGCCCTGAAGCTTGCGTATTAATCAACACCGACGAAGATGCCTTAGTCTAATTATAACGGGGGTGAAATTCCCCCAGGAGTACAACATGAAACGATTTTTACACGTGCAACTAATTACAGTCCTCATTAAGCTTGCAGACTTACTAGATGACTTAATCTTTGTCTTGACAATTAAACTTGACGACATCTTCACCGGAGAGAAATTTTAATGGCTAGACGTGACGAATTCCAAAGGTGGCGTGACCAGCAAACCGGTTCATTGCCTGCGTCTGTAACGGCTACTGCTGCTGAGCTTAACCAGTTAGATGGATGGTCTCCACTGGAGTTAACTCGTGACAACACGGTACTCCAAACTAAATCAGCGGACTACACGGCTGTTCTTGCTGATGCGGGTACAGTAATCGACTTCGGAGCAGCTAGTGGTGCTACGTTCACTATTCCGGCTAATGCCTCAGTAGCGTTCCCTATTGGTACGGTACTAATTGTTGCGAAGTCCGGTGCTAACACACTGACCATAGCTATCACCAGTGACACTCTTATCTCCTTAACAACTCCAGTATTGGCAGCTTCTGGTGGTGTCGCTTTATTCATTAAAGCGGCTGCCACGACATGGGTATGTGTTTCTGGAAACATCAGTTAATTTATAATGGGCTAACACTTTAGGGGTTGGGGAATGTTTAACCCCGCCCCTTTTTTATTGGAGGTAATCATGACGACTACAAAACTAGACCTAGTTAATAGGGTACTAGACTCAGTAGGTGAACGACGTGTAGCGGTAACGACTGGCGCGTTGGCTCTAATTGCTGAGGACTGTATTCAATTAGCATTAGACGAGGTCGCTACTTCAGCAAACTGGCAAGACTTACTACAGACTACCGTGGCAAGCTCTTGGAGTAATGAAGTGGCAACCCTAAGCACGAGTGAAGAATATCGTGTACGCGGCGTTATGACCAAGAACACGCAAACATCTCAGACGTACAAGACACCAGCTACCTTCCAGGCAAACGAATTATTTGATAGGCGCGTCTTGTATTCATGGACAGGGGCAAACACAGACCTGGTTAGGTGGTGGACTTTCTCCGGAACCGGGACTATTAAGTGTAACCCGTATCCGGCTGACTCTGCTGCACGCGCCACCGTGTTCTTTGAATACTACACAATTCCTACTGTACCGGCTGGAGACAGCGACACGTACTCACCACCCGACCGATGGATGAGACTAATCGAGTTACGAGCCTCAGCGTTATTCGCTTTGAAGCACCAGGCAGATGATAAGCTACACACTTTGTACAACAGAGAATACATGGAACTCAAGAAGAAATTACTTTCTAATGATGTCGGGTTTCCAAGTGGTGGTTACACAATGTACCGGGGTAGCCGGGGGAGAAATGCCTAATGGATATTAAAAACTTTCAAGGTCAGCAGACTGGTGGTAACCAGCGTAACATTGATAAGGACGGTGTGTTCTTGACAGAGAACTACGGTGGTCTTAACACTGAGTCCTCTTCAATGAATATGCCACTGACTGACTCTCCGGCGTTAATGAACGTGGAAGTTACGACTAGCGGAAAGCTTAAGAAGCGTCGCGGGTCTCTACTGATTACCAGTGTAACTGACACAGTTGACCAGCATATACCCGTTAAACTTCTTGATGGAAGCATTGTTAATGTACTCCTGTTAAACGACTCAATCCGTGTAGTTACAGACAGCTACGGTTCGCCAACAACTTTGTACACGGCTTCTAACGTGTTGCCAACAACCACTACTTATAAGAACACATCTGTAACGACAGTTGTTGAGGGAGACTTCACTTACATTTACTTTGTACGACGTGGAACACCACCTATCATGCTAGCAATGTATCAGGCTTATGCAGCTAGCTCTGGAACTACTGTGACTATTCCTAATTACTACTCAGGGGTTTACAGAGACACGTCCAAAGTGACTAACTGTGCATTCAGAGATACCACCGGAACATGGAGAGCTTATTCTTCTATCAATGCTTCTACTGGTGCTGGTACATTATCCACTACTCCCACCTCTGGTGTAGGTATCCATGTTATGTTTCATTGGTACTGGTTCGCAGAAAACATGTGGCGTGACAAAGGACACATTGAAGATAACCTTGTTCGTACACACTCCAACCGAGCTACTGACACGAGACAAGAACTGAGTTCAAAAATGAAGCAGCATTTACTCGCTTCTAAAACCATATCTGAACGTGACAAGAGTGGTGAATATAACGGTACGACAAGAACTATCCGACCCTCCGCAGTAGCAATTAACGCTGTGTCTTCTGATAATCCGCTTAACGTTGTACCAAGTTACTACACTGCTAACCCTGTTCCACAACAAGCCGCAACGGTCTGTAGTAGCAGATACTGGTTTACTGGTGGTCAGTACGTAACCCCTGGTGCTTACTCTTCAGTTTCTGGTAACTCTCCTAGTCTTGACCCTACATGGTTGTATCTTAGTGGTGAGACGCATCTTCAATGGGGAGGAGTTTACTACACTGACGCAGCCTATTCTGTACCGTACATTCCACAGGGAACCGTAGTCTTCAGTGCTGTACCCATTCCATTCCGTGGAGGACTCGGCTGTTACAGACAAGAGTTATTGGTCAGAACAAACAACGCGTTATACACTGTACAGACTGGTGCGCCAGCCTTTGTGACCTCTCCTAACCTTCAGTGTGCGTTGAGTAACGTAACCTCAGACGTTAGCGGTACTTACCTTAACCAGGTAACAGATAACGTGACTTACGGTTGGTGGTTGACTTTTAACAACGGTTACATCTGTGGAATTCTCGGTGCTAACTTACTTGTCACTGACACCAGTAAACACGGTAACTCCTGGTTTGGTAGCGGAGCACAGGAAGGTCTTTACTCTGGGTACGGTTCAAACATTAAAGACGGTATCTGGACTTGCTACTGGGGATTATCACGTTGGATGAACTACCACACCGGAGCATTCGCTTCTGTTGTGGGTACTTACCAAGACCGCTTAGTTCTGTCTGGGTTTGACAGTAGTCCCGGTACACTAGCCTTTAGTAATGTTGGTACTCAAGACGAGACTGTTTTTAGCATAGGTAACACTAATGGTGCTCTGAAAAATAGAAGCTTTGACATAACTCACACAGACCCAGAACTGTCTACTTCACCAGTTGAAATTTCTTTAGACTTAGACGCGGGTGAATCCATTAAGTGTTTACTTCAGTGGTACGACGACTTATTTGTCGGTACAAACAAAAACATCTTTCGTATCCACGGTGGAGATAACTTGGCTATTACGCCCTCTAACTTCTTTGTTTCTAAAGTGGCTAACGTCGGGTCTATCATTAATGGTATGGTACTGACTGATGACGGTATTGTATTCTTAAGTGACTCAGGTGTGTACAGAATTGTCTTAGACGTTAACACGGGTGCTTACAAAGTAGATAACATCGGTCTTAAAATTAGACCTGAGATTAAAGCCTGTATGAACGGTACTCGCTTTAGTAACAGTGTCGGACGTATCTCCTATGACAATACGAACAATGTAATTTATGTCCTAGTAGGTGACGAATATAACTCATCTCACCCACGGCGTTGCTTTGTGTACTTTGCAGACAGAGATGCCTGGAGTGAATACTCTATGTTCCCTGGCTTTATGAATGCCAGAACAGTGTCAAGTATTGACGGTCGCGTCTTCATGGGCATCAAAGGCCTGTCCGGTTCTACTACGTACTTCGGTGAGTTTAACATTGACAGCTACTATACTGACCTCAACTACACGACTACTCTACAAGATGACTCAGACTCTGGGTACGACATGGACTCCCCGGTAGCGACCTGGGCACGTGGAAGTTACATCAGTGGGCAGAACGCAGTATTGAGTTTTGGAGGCGCACTCAAGCTTAACCCGGTAATTGACTATAACAATTCACTCACGTTAAGTGACGGGTCTAACACAGGTGTCGCCGGCACTGACTTCTGGAGACACAAGAACAACAACGTAGTCGTAAACGGTACGACATTCTGGACTGGCTCTGAAACGCTCACTGCTACTTTGTACCAAGAAGAGTCTAACCCTAGAGTTATCAACGTTTACAGTGTATCTAATGAGGACTACCTGAGTGTTGCGTCACTGGACTACACCAGCAACATGCTTGTACAAGCTAAGGTTGACAGCGGTTACGACAACGCTAGCGTGGTTATCAGTCTTTCGTACCCGACGTGGTGGGTTAGCCCAGCCTTTACCCGTAATGATATTAAAGACATCAAACGGATGAAACACTTCTACGGTATCTTCGAGAACAGCCTTAATGCAGGTAACAACACATATACAGCCCCGTCTTGGGATGCCTTGTGCTCATTCAACCTATCTATTATGCAGAACGGTACAGAAGGAGGACAGGTAATTGAGGACAACCTATCAGCCGACAGTGTCCGAGACTTGACTGAGCAAGCTCCTGCGTGGCTAGACTTTTACAGAGTCTCCCTTCCCATCAAAGGTAGCTTCGTTAGCTTCCAAGCCTGTGTGCATTCATTTGACAGAGGACAGTGGGAGATGGTAGGCTACCAAATTGAAACGGATACTGAGGGTCGTACCTCAAGGAGAGCTTACAATGAGTGAAGAGGATTTTAAAATTAAGATGGACATTGACTCTGATGACTCCATTGTGTACCTAAGGATTCCACATGCTACTGTACGTCGGGCTGTTGCCGGTATACTGGCTGGTATCGTAGGGTTCCTTGGAATTATCGGGTTACGTGTCGAACTTCACACAGATACACCACAGACACCATCTACGGAGGTTTCCCAATGATGAGTATCTTTACCAACATTCTAGCGGTCTGGTTGTTGTTGTCTTCAACCAGTCCTCTTTTTTCTAAACAAGACACTACGGAGGTACTATGGGAGCCGCAGGAGCAGTAGCAGGTGTCGTGCAGGCAGGAGCGGGACTACTCGGTGGGGGTGGTGGGGGCGGTACTCAATACGTCCCTAACTACTCTTCTATGAATGAAGTCCAACTTGCCAGTATTGACATGATGAGCCGTAACTATGACGCACAAAGTCAGTTACTATCTCAGTCATTCCAGACAAGTCTGGGTATGCAGGACTCTGAATATAAGCAGATGATTCAACAGCTTGTTTATGACCAGGAGTACCAACAACAACAGTTGCTTTCACAAGCTTACCAGGCACAAGCGGCTACTAACGTCGCTGAAACGAGTCTGGAAATGGAAAGACTTAAACAGGTCTATGAACGTGGAGCTAAGGAAACGGCTACCAAGATGGAATTTGATAACACAATGACCCAGATTGGCAACCAGAAGCTTGTACGAGACTTGGCTAACGCCGGTACGCAAGAGGACTTTAACCGGAAACTGGCTGAAGTACAAGCACAGATGGGTGACTCCAGACAAACGCGTACTCTCCAGACACAAGGGGAGCGTCTACAACGTCAAGAGTTGGCTTCTCAGTACCAAACACTCAGTATTGAAGACCGTAACTTGCTACTTAGTGAGCTTAAACAACAAGAAAGTTTGACTGGACAGCTAGCGGAACTAGGTAAACAGCAGACTGGGGCGGTACAACAAGGGGCTGGTATCCAGACAGAGGCGTCTCAACAGCGTCAACAACTGATGTCACAGTTTACTGAGCAAGCTCGTAAGCAAGAACTGGGTAATGCCAACAAGTTAGCACAGATGAGTAGCTCAGGTCTAGTCAATCCTGACGCGACAATTGCTCGTATGCAGATGGGACAGGCTTTAAACCCTATTGACCAGTTAAAACGAGAGCTTGGTCTTAACTCAATTAACACTAACGAAGCCCTTGGAATGTCTGGTGTACAAGCTAATCAGGCTTACCTACAACAACTAGAAGGCGCGGCACTACGAGGAGACAGACTTGCACAACAAGAACTGGCTTTAGCACGTGAACAACTAGGCATTAAAGGTCAGGCACTTGACCGTCAAGGACAAAGTCTCGGTCTAAACGAGCAACAGTCAGCATTAGCCTTCGGTACAGAGCAGCGTGGGCTGCAAAACCAGAACGCAAGTTTAATGAATGCCGTGTACATGGACGCTATTCAAAATGGATTAGCTCCCCAATTAGCTGAACAACTAGCAATGAGACAAGCTGAGCAGAACCGTAACTTGACAACTGGTCAAATGTCTGTAGACTCCATGTTACAAGACTATGGGTACGACATTAGCAAAGCTGGTATCAACTACAGTCGAGCACAAGACGCTCAGTCACTGGCTGATTACCAACGTATGATAGCCAGTCAAGGCGCGGCTAACATTCAGAGTGCTGAGTCTGCCTACTTAACTGGTCTAATGAATCAGTACGCACAGAACGCTGCTAACCAGAGTCAACTTGCTAGCGGCGCGTCAGCCGGTATTAACAATGCAGCTTCTAACATTAGAGGAACGACCTATGTTGACCAGCCTGGGTCTAGTGGATTTAACTGGTCAGCCTTGGGTAACCTCGGTAAAGCTG